GCGCCTGTTACCGACTCGTGTTTGCCAGAATTCTAATTTTCTTCGTAAATCACCCGTAGAGACACGGCTTCTGCCTCGACCTTTAATTTCTTTAAACTCTTTTTCGGTTAAAGAACTTCTCCAGTCTGCCCATTCTTGGTTCCAAGTATCAGCCCGACCCATCACGTTGCTGTTGTAAGGATTAGGATTAAAATTTTTATTTTTAGCTCTATTTTTAGGATCAAATCTAGCTGCATATCTATAGTGCCATTCAGTAGCAAGAAGTTTATATCTATCTCGTTCTTCTTGTGTATAATCTTCTTCAGGGTCTAGCTCTCCGATATAGACATCTTCCATTCGTCCTCTTGCTTGTTTAGTTAACCACTTATCTCTTTGGCCACCTCTCCAGCGAGAGTCTTTTTCTATAATTTTTTTATACTTCCTACTAGTACCAGTTTGTTTCCATTTGGAACCAGTCCATTCCCAATCTGGTTCTGATCCACCTCGTAATTTTGTAGGCACATAATACGAACTGCTTTCATCATGCTGGTATCGTTGATTTCGATGAAGATAATAGCTTTTATAGCTTTCCCAAGGTACATAATACCTTTGCCTATTACCTTCGTACCAAGAAAAGCTATCCATTTGTTCAGCCATTTCGTTTGCCCTCCTTCTGAAGTTTGATTATGTGTTCTATAGTATCAATAACAGAGCGTTGCCCTGCTCGATAAATTATATCATTTAAAAAAGAATCTCGATCAGATTCACTTGTCCATTCTATTGGTGGATACTTTTTTCTTAGAAACTTTACTAGACTTTCGTCCAGTAGAGCTAGGTTTTTCAGTTCCATTAGATTTATTTCCTTCCAATTCAGCAAGCCTTTTATCGAAATCTCTAAATAACATTGCGTATTCACCGGGTGCAATTTTTGCAACAGCTCGCAACTTACGGTAAATCGTTTCTAAATTGTGCATCATGATATTAGTTCTCCACTAAGTCTACGACTTCACATGCTCCACCTGCACACGCTAATGTCTTGGTTGTTTCTACTCCTTCTCCGTTTTCATAATCCTCTAGCTTAGACCAATCTAAACTATCAGGCATTTGAGAAAGAAGTTCTTTATATATTTCTGAAGTTATTTCTTCAAACGGAGCTTGTTCATATACATTATCATCGAGAGGTAAGAAAGAGATGCCAGATACCCAATTCCAATTAGACCAAACCCACTGACCAATTTCTTGAATCGAATCATCTGTATATGATACAGTAATACTTGGCTTATGATCGCACCAAAACTTTTGGTAAGCAAGCCAAAGATCTAAGTGATCAATAGGATTTAAATCTTTCTGAGTGACCGATCCTTCTGGTGCTTTCATAGGAAAGCTAAATACAACTGTAGATTCAGGACGAACAACACACTTTTCATAAGGCATATTATTGTCCATCATAAACTGACAGATAGGATCTTTAGTGTCTACTCTTACTCTTCGAATATAATATGGACTATACCTTGGATGCATTCCCGATGATGTTCCTGCTACACAAGATGTAGTTCCGCTTGGTTTACAACATGTAATTGACTTACTTGGCTCAATGTTTAATATCTTTGCCCACTCTTGGTTTGTTACATGAGCAATGTTCTTTA